TAGCGTGATTGATTCTTCTACAGGTGGATCAGGAACAGGAACTTTACCTGCTGGATTAAGTGCTGGTACGACTTATTACGTTATTCTTTATACAGCAACAACAGGAGCATTAAAAGTATCTGCTTCTGCTGGTGGTTCTGCTGTTGATTTAACTGATGTTGGCACAGCAGCAGCTCCTAATGAGTTTCAAGTTGCTTATGCTGCATTTGAAAATGTTAGTCAAGTCAGCGAGTGGTCTTTTGAAATTGAAAGAGCTGAAATTGATGTAACTACAATTGGTGGTGATCCTGGTCAGTACGTTCCATTTA